TATTGATCGCGTTGCCATGCTGATACAAAAACGATATGATCGAATTGCTCCCAGCCGCCGTCTAACAATACTTTGTTTTCAGGATCTTCAGCTAGATCATGGCAGTAGAAGATGTTTGGAACATCGTCTGGAATATCTCGTGGACGAGAAAAATGAATTGCGACTTTTTCCAGTAATTCTGGTTCTGCTCGTTCAATTAGTCGCTGCCTCATCATTTCGGTACCGCCCTTAGAGTTCTTAGACAACTCAGATTCGTGGACGGTTCCTTTATAAATCATGCTCATTATAGATTAAACTCCGTGCTAAATTCTTTTACAGAATCCCATCGAAAAGAACGCCATGCACCTTTATCAGTATCCCAGACTGCTACTGCATTAGGATTAGGCTTTTTCTTTTGAATGTGTTCTTCAATATCTGTTTGTTGAGGAAGGATAGATTCGTTAAGAGTGCAATGCATTAGGCGGTCTTCGCCATTGGCTTTTGTAAAAGTGACTTTACACACACCATTCTTAAGTGCACTCATTACATTATCTTTATCAAGTTCCATCATAGTATATTCTCCTAGTGTTTATTTATTTCGTGGTTGTAAATGCTTTCCAATGACTCTTCAAAATCTTCAATGGTAGAGTTGTTATGAATACGATACATCTTAACATCAAATACGTGAGGCAACACGTATTGTTTATCTATAGGAGTCATGTGTCCATTGATGTATTCATACCGAACTCCATTTCCTTGGAAGTATCTACGAGAGTCAGATGAGTAGTCATGTCCTTCTCTAGTAAGCTGAACAAGAACAAAGTTTTTAGTTCCAACCTTTTCAACGACAGGTAAAAGCTCGTGTATGAAACCACCATCAGAAATACAATAGTCTTTTACTAAATCAATTTCATCAGCTACTAGATTTCCAAAGTAATCCAAACCACGCTTAGGCTTAATTATCTTTTCAGAAACATAGATCATAGCCTCACGGCGAGACATGTTACCCAGCAAAGTAGATGGAATTTCTTTAATCTCTCGATTATTATATCCATCCATAAACCAATTTGCATCCACATTGAAATACTTAATTGTTTCTTTGAACAATTGGTATTTAAAAGATAAGTGCTTAAAACCTTTTTTCTTAAACCAGTCAGCAGCTAAGTCTTTGCCACTTCCTGGAGGGCCATTAAATAGTATAATCATACGCTAAATTTATCATTCACAATTGCTTGAAGCTCTTTTGAAAAAGCTTGTTTCCATTCGCCATTAGTAATACCACACATAACGAATTCACGATCTTCACTAGACAGATAGTGCAAGATATCAGAAGCTGAACCAACACCAAGAGTGTATAGCTCTAGATCTTTTGGTTTAACAGGAATGTCGCGGCTGCGGGTTTTTCCAGTAAGAACACTTTTGCGAGTTACGATCATGATATTCTCCATATTGTCATTCAATTACTAATATAATATACTTCAAAAGGAATGTCAACTGTTTTTTAGCGACTCAACGTGTTTAGCGTGAATTTTTACACCTATGAACTGGTTATAATACTCATCACTAAATAAGACTTCTCGATCTACTTGTTCTTTTAATTCCAAATAACTCATTTCACCTTTACCCTTACACAAATGTAAGATCTCTCTATGGAAGTTTTCTCTGCCTTGTTCTTCAACGAGCATCTTTACTTCTTCAGACGAACCATAATAATCTTGCCAATCAGTTTCGACAATCTTAGTACGACGTCTTGTTTTGCCTTTTAAGGGAGGAAGTTTTCTCTTGGATATGAGACCTTTTTTACCAACGTATTTTTTACCGTTGGATAGATCTGTAATGAGATATACAAATCCAACATAATCTCCAATCATCTCAGAGGTAAATTCCTCTCCATTATAATACCACATATAAAAATAGTCCATTATTGTTTTAATGGACTATTTATTGGACTATTCTTCCATTTCTTGACTTAGTCTTGTCAGCTCATCAAGTGCATCTGCACGTGGATCTTTAATCTCTTCAAAGCTTTCTTCAATATACCGCATATTGTATTGAGTAGGATAATGCTTTAGTAATCTACGAGCTTCTTCACGAATAGCTTTTGGTACTCGAGGAGATTGACTAGGGATACATAGTTTCAAAAGAAACTTTTCAGTATTCAAAACGGCGTTTGTTCTTTCAATAGGCAACGTCATACTACCACTCCGGTGCTGAATAATCTTTTTCTTTCTTATACATTGCCATGCCGTCCAGTCCATACGAAGGACAAACAAAAATTCTATCAGGCAATCCCATATCGTCTTTTTCTCCACCTTCACCGCAAATAAAGTATGCACCACTTTTTTCAGGACTTGAATGAATCCAAATCTTTTTCAGTTTTTGAAATAACTCGTATTCTTTTTCAGATATTTCGACCATATCACCTCCGCATAGATGCTATATCTTTTGCTTCTTCTGTTCCTCGCATGATCGGAACGAGATTTGACTTATGCATGACGCCGATACCGATGATGAGATCACCTGTGTATTGTTGGGATTCTTTTCGGGCAGTTGATCCTGTAGGTATTGCGTCCGACGTCTTGAGGCTTGGATAGCTCTTTGTGTCGCGGACATTCTGTTTGGGCGGTGCATAAGTGGTAATCTCCTTCTTAGCTTTTGGTTTGTATTCGCCTCGTGTATAAGAGACATAATCGTTAAAGTCTTGAAACTGCAAATCGTGCATATGCTGCCGCCGCATATTTTTATTATATTGACGCCAATCAACTTCAAGCTTTTTTAGTTGATTGTCAGTAAGCTTTTTCTTTTTGCGCAAAGAATTACCATGAACCTGTACTCCTTTAATCAAATGCATAGTCATAATTTAAATCTCCCGGATTGTGTCTAGGATATGTTGATGGTCGGCAAATCCTAAGAGTTGCCCAACCAATTCTTCAAGATAATCTTTGTTATCAGATGAAAATTGATAAAGAGGGTTCCCACCGGCAGGGCCATTTTCCAAGATGAGTTTGGCCACACACCCATGATCCTTTGCGAATTGATGAACCATGTCAGATGATGTTTCGTGGGATACGTCAAGTTCAGCTACATACATATTATTTCCTCCATTTGATAGATATATCTTATCAAAGGAAAAAGCAAATGTCAACTGTTTTTTTACAAAGAGTGGCCAGTTCCTGTATAACCTGTTTCTTCAATGTAAGTTACAAGATCATTATAGCCACCAATGTGATTTCCATTTACCCAAATCTGAGGAACTGAGCGAACATCTGGCATGGCAGTTTTCAACTCTTCCATAAACGTCGCAGTTTGCACGTCTTTGTACTCGTATTCTAAACCACGAGACTGCACTAAATTTTTTGCTTTTGTGCAGAACCCACAACTTGGTTTTCCGTAAATCGTAATCATTTATTTTCTCCTGTGTCTATTACGTACGCGCCTTCGGGTAACTTGAAAGCATGCATTAATTGTATAAATTGATGTGGTGAAGCGGTAAGCATTCTAAATCTGTTGATGTCTTCATCCCATTGTCTTATGTATATAATATCATCATACATGAGAACTTCAAGATCTTCTTCTTTTCCTTCTGGGTCTAAAAGAGTAATAGCAGTTTCATCCCAATCCATCTCAATCGTGAACATCTACTATTCCTTTTAATATTTCCCACGTGTGTTTCCAGTCTTTCACGTGGAAATTTTTACCTCTTTTATTAGCCTTCGCTAATGTATAATCATTACCACCTTGTTCCATACGATCTCCAAAGAAATATATGGTATCATCTTCATTGAAGTCTTCTAAAATCTGACTTTTATCGGCTCCTGTTCTATGTATATCAATTCCAGTTTCGCCGCCTATGGTTGCTGTAATGCTATCAAATTCTAAATTAATTTGATATGCAATGCTTTCTCTTTCTCTATTCAGAGTATCATATTTAACATATTCTTCTCTTTGATCTTGAGTAGCATTTCTACCAACTATAGAAAAGTTTATGCAACCGCGCCTTTCTTCAATATGGTTTCCTGTACGAAGAGGGAATGGACTGACGTGAAGCCATCCCCACATTAGATCATACAATTCTTTCGGAGGATCAAATTCTTTACTGTTAACTCTTTTACCTTTAAACCAAACATCATTTCCAGAACAGTTATAGCATGTTACTACGCTTTCACATAAATCATCGCCAAGCTGCTCAACTGTTTTTGGGTAGTCGCTTCCAGTAACAAGAAATACTTTTTCTTTCATAACAAAATGAGTCATCCAAGCATAGAACTCAGAATCAATTTTGCCACGACTTGGTGTTAGAGTACCATCTACATCAAATACAAATTTTCTCATTCATCAACTTTCAAACACCAAACTGTTTCGTTATCAGCCCAAGGTTCGTGATACGCAGCGAAAACAGTTGCTTCAATTTCACATTTAGTGCGGTTGTCATATACTGCTTCAGAGACGCGGGTGTATTTATAGTCTCCACCTTCAAGAGCAGTAACGACGAAGAGTGCCCAAAGATATTCCATTACTCGTGTCCTGTCCAGTGTTTACGATTATGAGCTGCTTTTGTCAGTTCAGAAAAACGATCAGCAATCCTTCGCATTTCTTTACCTTGTTCCATATCAGCATTCAGTTCAAATTGGCGTGCTACATTATGAAGAAAAATAACATCATCACCATCTTGCTCTCGAATAGCTTTTGTATCATAAATGTCTTGCATTTTATATTCCTCCGGTACTTTACCATAGCCAACAACTCTATCCCACTCTCTTTGAGTATATTTATGAGTCATGTTATCTTTCCGCTAATGGAGTTGAACTTTGGCTGTCGTGATAATCACCACTTGCATAATAATCACGCACTGCGCTTTCTTTAATCATTATACCGTTCTTCATACGATAAGTTACAATCTCACGACGTATTACGCCGTTAGTGTCTGCATCAAATGCACTTTTAAATGGACCTTCAGTCATTGTTTCGCCCTTTCTGCTACTCTAGCTCTAAGATCACTTGAACTAAAGCGATGAGCTCGGTTATTAAAGTATAGTTGGATACCTCGCTTTTTGCAGATATCCTTACCTGTAAAATCCTTTTCCCTATACTCCTCTCCTAATATTCTAACATCAATGTGGTACATTGTCAATATATCTTCCACATCTTTTTCATTATTATAAGGAATAATTTCATCAACATAGCTTACAGCTTTAAGTTGAGTGTAACGTTCTACAACTGTTTGGATTGGATCATTCTTTTCTTGTCTATCTAAAGCTGGATTCATTTGTAATCCACAAATAAGATAATCACATTGTTCTTTTGCTTCTCGTAACATTTGAACGTGTCCTGCATGCAACAAATCAAATGCACTAAATGTAATACCTACCTTCATTTTCAATCCCATAAGTTTTCAAAGTATTTTCCGAATAATCGGAACCCATTAGACATCCGGTCTTGATGCGCCTTTCGACCTTCATCATCTGAATTTAAGAAGTGTCCACAAAACGTGTCGGTTTCATCTTCTATCCATTCACCATAATATTGCTCTTCCCAATCAATGGTCTTTTGCTCGAAAGCCCAGATCATTTCATCCATAATCCAGTCCCATCGTTTGAAGAAGTTTTCATCGGTCGTTCCATCGGTCCAATATTCTTTAGCATTAATATCATTCATCCTCAATTCTTCTGGAACATCAGACGAATCGACGTTTGGAGCGCCGTGTTTAGTTTCCTTCAGTTGTTTTAGCATTGGAAGTATAATCGGAGCAAGGGTATGATCCATGCTCCATGTATCGTATCGATCAATATGAACCTTAACTTTTTGTTGTCGTCTATCAAACCACAGCCAGTTGAACACGTTGTAAAAGTCTTGCACACGATCATCCAGCAATTCTAAACAGCGTTCAAATCGTGTATGTGCTGTTGGCCAATCTACATAACCATATTTTTTATTCATATAGTTACTGTATAGTTTGCACATCAACCTATTTGGATATGGCCCGATGTATACTTTCATTGTACTCTATAGCCTCTCTTAAAATTGAAAAATCATAGCCAAAGTGTTTTGCTGTTTCAACTATGGCAGAAGTATCTTTTGGAAAACAATGGCCGCCAAAACCTCGATCATTTGGATTTACAAAGCTATGACTATCACCAATACGAGGATCTTCTGTTACATAATGAGCTACAGCTGAATACTCTATATTTAGCCTTTCGCACAGATCGTAAATCTGATTAAAGAATGCAACCTTTGTAGCAAGAAAGCTATTACGTAGATATTTAGCTAAAATTAGCTCTTCGGCATCAGCAACTTCTACAATTACATTTAATTTGTTAGAAATAAGATTAATCCAAAAGCTTGGGTCAGATCCACCAAGATAAACCACCTTTTGATTTTTAAAATCTTCCATTGCATGAGCTGCTCGAAGAAATTCTGGAGAAAAAGTAATAGAGCGCCAAGGATAAACTCGTTTAATTAGTCTCCAGCCTTCAAGTGAAATAGTAGACTTAATCAAAATTGGAACATCAGCCGGAACATCTTCAATAATAGAATATACATTAGACATATCACAAGAGCCTTCCGGTGCCATTGGAGTACTAACACAAATGATAATTGCATCCATGTCTTTGCACCAATTGCCGTATCCTTTCTTAGGATCATAGATATAAGTCTTTACATCATCGCCTTCCAGGGACAGCGCATGAGCCATCCCTACAAAACCATACCCTGCAATTTGGAGTTTCATTCGATAATCCATTCCATCACTTCAGAAGTCCTCCTCAATTTACACAAACTTGTTCAAGGACGAAGTAGAAATTATCATCCTTCAATAACATAACTTCGACTACACGTTCCCATTCATGAGGGTCATTTTTA